CTGCCGATGACAGAGCCTATCATCCCATCCGGGATTATTTTGAATCTCTGTCCGAGTGGGATGGCGTCAGGCGTGTGGATACGTTGCTGATCGATTATCTCGGCGCCGCCGACAACGAATATATCCGCGCCGTGATCCGCAAAACGCTCTGCGCCGCTTACGTCAGAGTCTACAATCCCGGTGTCAAATTTGACTATATGCCGGTGCTTAACGGCGATCAGGGTATCGGCAAATCAACCTTTATCGCCAATCTCGGTATGGAGTGGTTTTCCGATAGCCTGTCACTCTCCGATATGAACGACAAGACCGCCGCCGAAAAGCTACAGGGATATTGGATTCTTGAGATCGGTGAGCTTGCCGGAATGAAAAAGGCTGATATCGATAAGGTCAAAGCCTTCATATCCCGGCAGGACGACAAATACAGAGCGTCCTTCGGCAGACGCGTAACGCCACATCCGAGGCAGTGCGTTTTCTTCGGTACGACCAATTCAGAGAACGGCTATCTCCGCGACATCACCGGCAACCGCAGATTCTGGAACGTCAAGGTTACCGGAAGCGGAAAACTGAGGCCGTGGGATATGACGAAAGAGATGGTCGAACAGATCTGGGCGGAAGTGAAGGTGATTGCCGGCGAAGGCGAGGAATTGTATCTCGATGCAGCCCTTGAAACATATGCGAAACAGGAGCAGCGCGAAGCAATGGAACAGGACGACCGCGAAGGTCTGGTAGCAGAATACCTTGATATGCTCCTGCCGGAAACCTGGGCGGATATGGATATTTACCGCCGCAGGGATTATGTCAGAGATACGGACGACCCCACGAGACCGGAAGGTAGGCGTCAAAGGGACGAAGTCAGCAACATTGAAATCTGGTGCGAATGCTTCAGCAGAGCCAAAGAGGACATGAAGCCCTCGGACAGCTATGCCATTTCCGCCATTATGGCAAGACTCGGCGGCTGGACAAAGGTATCAAACAGAAAAAGAATCCCGATTTACGGCCTTCAGCGACTGTATATGCGGAATGACTGACAGACGACCTGTGACGGGATCGGCAAAAATCCTGTCACGCCTGTCACAGGTTGTCACACCTGTCACAGTCCCTAAGCCCTTTTATATCAACGCTTCCACTGATTGTGACGGACAAGACAATAAAATCTATATAAGAGAAAAAAGTAAAAATAAGAACACAAGAGAGATAAAACACGCATATTTCGCGCGTAAAGGGATTTTTCGGAACTTGTCACAATGAAATGAGGTGCTTATGAAAGAAAAACTGATGGAACAAAAGCTGACGAAAGCCGCAAAGCATATAGGCGGCATCGCTATAAAAATCGTGAGCCCCGGCTTTGATGGAATGCCTGACCGCATGGTTCTTTTGCCGGAAGGACGCATGGGATTTGTCGAGGTCAAGCAGCCGGGCAAGGTGCCGCGGCCTTTGCAGGCAGCCAGACACCGTATGCTGCGAAGGCTGGGCTTCAAGGTGTGTGTGCTGGACGATGCAGAGCAGATAAAAACCATTCTTACGGAGATCGGAGGTGATGCCAGATGAAGTTCATACCGCACGGTTATCAACGTTATGCGATTGAGTATGTTGAGAACAATCCGATAACGGCGATTTTCCTTGATATGGGCCTCGGCTGAGGAAAAACGGTAATTACACTGACGGCGTTAAACGACCTGCTGTTCGACCGCTTCGAAATCCGGAAAGCCCTCATCATCGCGCCGCTGAGAGTCGCAAGAACCACATGGAGCGATGAAATCAAAAAGTGGGATCATTTAAGCGAACTAAAATACAGCGTCGCAGTCGGCACGGAACAGGAACGTATCGCCGCTCTGAAGGAAAAAGCCGACGTCTACATCATCAACCGTGAAAATGTGCAGTGGCTTGTTGAAAAAAGCGGTATGCCGTTTGATTACGATATGGTTGTGATTGATGAGCTTTCATCCTTCAAAAATCACCAGTCAAAACGGTTTAGAGCCTTGATAAAGGTTAGACCGAAGACAAAGCGGATCGCGGGACTGACGGGTACTCCGGCGACAAACGGATTGATGGATTTATGGGCGGAGTTCCGGCTGCTGGACATGGGCAAACGGCTCGGAAGGTTTATCGGTGCATATAGGACGGATTATTTCAGACCGGATAAAATGAACGGTCAAATCGTGTATTCCTACAAGCCTCTCCCGGGAGCAAAAGAACGGATCTATGAGAAAATCTCCGACATTACGATATCCATGAACGCCGCCGATCATCTCGACATGCCGGAACTCATTTCATCGGAATACACCGTCCACTTGTCGGCCGATGAAAAACGGCAATATGACGATATGCGGAAAAATCTGATTCTGCAAATGCCGGACGGTGAGATCACGGCCGCAAACGCCGCCGCGCTTTCCAACAAACTCAGCCAGATGGCGAACGGCGCGATTTACGCCGACACGCAGGAAGTCATACCGCTCCACAGCAGAAAACTCGACGCTCTTGAGGATATTATCGAGAGCATGAACGGCAAACCGCTGCTGGTTGCCTACTGGTTCAAGCACGACCATGACCGGATTGCCGAACGGCTCAATCAGCTGCGCATTCCGTTTTCGCGGCTCGATACGGAAGCGAGTATTCGCAGATGGAATAACGGCGAATTGCCCGTCGCCCTGATCCATCCGGCATCGGCCGGACACGGTCTGAACCTGCAAAACGGCGGAAACACTCTGGTGTGGTTCGGACTGACCTGGTCATTGGAGCTTTATCAGCAGACGGTGGCACGGCTCTGGCGTCAGGGACAGCGGAGCGGAACCGTGGTGATTCAGCACATCGTAACGGAAGGTACGATAGACGGACAGATTCTGAAGACGCTTGAAGCCAAGGACAAAACCCAGTCTGCTTTGATTTCAGCGGTCAAAGCGGAACTCAATATATGACAATCCATGCAAAGCAGAGTCAATCCAAGGGAAATAAACACCCCGGAGGTATGGCTGTGACAGCAAAAGAATTTCTGAATCAGGCTTACAGGCTGAATGAACTGATCGATTCGGACGTGGAGGAGCTGGAAAGGCTCTGCGATCTGGCGACAAGAATATCGGGGTCGAATTTCGGAGAGCGTGTTCAGAGTTCCCGAAATCCCGATCCGCCGTTCGTCCGCTATTTGGACGATATCATGGAAATGGAGCAGAAGATCCACCGTGAACTCTGCGAACTGGTGGTTCTGAAAAAGAAGATCACGGAATCCCTCGAAAAGGTGGGAAACCGTGAGGAGCGGCTCCTTCTGACATACCGTTATCTCGACAACCGCACCTGGGAGCAGATCGCTTCCATGTTGAGCGTTTCCGACCGCACGGTTCACCGCATTCACGCCTCAGCTTTGAGAAATTTTTCGGTACCGGATTAAAGTTGGCACACTTTGCCGTAGTTTGGCACATGGAAAAGAGATATAATAGTATCGTGAAAAAGTGCATACAGACGAAGGCTCATGCGGACACATCCGTCCGTGTGGGTCTTTCTTTATGCCCGAAAGCGAGGTGAAGCAATGCCGAACAAACCGAAACGACCATGCCGTTACCCCGGATGCGGACGGCTCTCCGACGGACCTTACTGTGAGGAACACAGGAAAGCCGCGCAAAAGGAGTACAACAAATACGAACGCTCTCCCGACCACAATAAGAAGTACGGAAGAGCATGGAAACGAATCCGTGACAGATATGCCACGGCTCACCCTTTGTGCGAACGGTGCCTGAAGGAAGGCCGATACACTCCCGTTGAGGAAGTGCATCATATCAAACCGATCTCACAGGGCGGCGACCACAGAGAGTCGAATCTGATGAGTCTGTGCCAGAGCTGCCATACAAAGATACACGTTGAGATGGGAGACCGGTAGGGCGGTCAAAAGCTCCGGGACTGATTGATGCGGACAGCGACCCGGGGTCACGTGTGCAAATTCGCATAAGTTTTCGGGTGAATAGAAAAAGAGGTGTTCAAATGGGTCAAAGAGGACCGAAACCCGGCATGGGCGGCAGACCCAAAAAGCCGCTCACCGAGAAAATCGCAAACGGCAATCCCGGCAAACGGCCGCTGACAGTCATAGACTTTGAAGGTCAGGCGGCGTCGATTGATGGAGAGAATATGCCGAAGCCCTCCGAGTTTTTATCGGAAAAACAGAAAGACGGCGAAAAGCTGTGCGCCGCCGAAATATATGAAAACACATGGAAGTGGCTCAGCGAAAGGGGCTGTGCCAAGCTCGTCTCTCCACAGGTCATCGAACGCTATGCCATGAGCGTGGCGCGTTGGATACAGTGTGAAAAAGCGACCAGCGAATACGGCTTTATCGCAAGGCATCCCACCACGGGGAATGCGATCCAGTCTCCGTATGTCGCCATCGCCGATAAATACATGACACAGGCAAACAGGCTGTGGGCGGAAATCTATCAAATCGTCAGAGAGAACTGCGCCGGGGAGTATTCTGCCGGGCTGTCTCCGCAGGACGACATCATGGAGCGGCTTTTGACCGCCCGGAAAGGAATGTAATATGTTTGAAAAAGTAAATCCGAAACATCCGGACAAAATCGCCGACTGCATAGCCGGCGCACTTGTCGACCTTGCATACTCCAAGGAATCCAATCCGGGAATCGCCGTTGAGGTTCTGCTCGGACACAGGGTATGCCATATCATTGCGGAAACCTCCGTGCATCTCACACAGACCGAAGTCGACACAATCGTTAAACGCATCGGCGGCAGACTTCATACCGGCTATATCGAAGTGCCGCAGGACGGATATCTTGCAAGGAATCAATCCGAAGGAATCCGCTGCGGCGACAACGGCATCTTTAAAGGCGTACCCGTTACGGAAGAGCAGAAAAGGCTCTGTAAAACCGCTGCGAATATTTACAAAAAGTATCCGCATGACGGCAAGTACATTCTTAACGGCGACAGACTTATCATTTGCCAGAGCAACGCAAAGACCGAAAAGCTGAGAGAACTTTATCCCGACGCTGAGATCAATCCGCTCGGCGACTGGACTGGCGGTTTGGATGTCGACGCCGGCGCAACGAACAGAAAACTTGGTTCCGATATGGCGGATTCCGTTACGGGCGGTGGTCTGCACGGTAAGGATTTGTCCAAAGCCGACGTCAGCGTAAACATCTATGCGTGGCTCAAGGCGCAGGAGACGGGAGAACCCGTTGAACTGTGCTGCGCCATCGGCGACGATACCGTGGACGGAAAGCCGTACTTTGAAATCGTGGAAACCGCAAGGGCGTATATCCATTCCCTCGGCGGATTTGAAAAGGTTGCTGAATGGGGGCTTGTGCGATGAAAACCACGACCGAAATGCAGCTTGTACCGCTTTCAAAGCTGGTGCCGTATGTCAATAACGCAAGGACCCACTCCCCGGAGCAGATCAACAAACTCCGCTCGTCTTTGCGTGAGTTCGGGTTCATCAATCCGGTCATCATTGACAGAAACTACGGCGTGATCGCCGGACACGGACGCATCCTCGCAGCGAAAGAGGAAGGCATCAGCGAAGTGCCATGCGTGTTTGCCGATCACCTCACCGAAGCACAGAAAAAAGCCTACATCATTGCCGACAACAGGATGGCAATGGATGCCGGCTGGGATGAAGAACTGCTGCGTGTGGAAATCGAGGCACTGCAGGCGGAGGCTTTCGACCTCTCCCTCACGGGCTTTGACGATAAGGAACTCGCCGATCTCTTTGCGGATGAAACGGGAAGCGACGCCAAAGATGATGAATTTGACCTTGCCGCCGCACTCGAAAAAGCGTCTTTCGTTGAAAAAGGCGATGTCTGGACGGTCGGCAGACACAAGCTTGTATGCGGAGACGCTACCGATCCGGATGACGTCAACACGCTTATGGGCGATACCAAAGCGAATCTCATCTTAACAGACCCGCCGTATGGTGTGTCTTTCAAAAGCTCAAGCGGTCTGACCATTCAAAACGACAGTATGAAAGATGAAGAATTCTACAATTTTCTTCTTTCATCCTTCAAGTGCATGGCGGATCATCTGGAAAAAGGCGGTTCGGCGTATGTGTTCCACGCGGACACCGAGGGGCTGAATTTCCGCAGAGCGTTTATTGACGCCGGCTTTCATCTCGCCGGCTGCTGTATCTGGGTGAAGGACAGCCTTGTCCTCGGACGCTCAGATTATCAGTGGCAG